TTATTGTAATGGGTTTATCGGGGTGTATTATTAGAGGCATAGGGGGGTTAGTTGGGATTATGTTCGTAGGAGAAACAATCGATTGTAAATCTTCCACCACCTTTTCTTGTATATCTTTCGCTTCTTCCGGAGCCGGGTCCATAATTTTGAGAGGTAATTTCAGTGGTGGTCCTTCGACTATTTTTATGCGAACATTTTTACGCACTTTTTTTTCAGCGGGTTGGTCTTTATCCATTGTATATACTATTACTATATAGTATATACATAAAATCAGGCGAAATAACTAACGTTTTATTTGTCTGCTATACAATACTAGGTTTACACAAAATAAAATTGGTTGGTTGTCAAACACGTGTGTATTTTAGAAATCATTTGTATTTTTTCTAAATTATAAGGCCGTATACAAGAAATACAATCTTCTACCGATTTCCATTGAATATCGCTCACTTCTGTATTTTCGAATGTGGTAGGATGTAAGCTATCTAAATACGATATATTCATTAAATAATACTTGTGTTTATAGGATTTATAATTAGATCCAGAAAAGTTCTCTTCAAATGGAATAATATTATGGATATTTTTCAAAATCCCCGGGTCATATCCAGTTTCTTCGGAAAACTCGCGAATAGCACATTCATAATCTTTCTCTTGTATATTTCGACGACCTTTAGGGAATCCCCATTCAGGTTCGGTCCATTGTTGATATATAGCACTTTCGTCCAATAATGTATCTAATGTACATAATTTGGATTTGATCATTATTCCGGATTTTAATGCATTATATTTTTCTCTAGACGTATTTTCTTCGGATTTATATTGATTTGATATTTTTTCACCTCCCCACAAGTTTTTCCAGAGTTCCGTAAAATTACCGGTTCGCAACCGGTTTTTTTCATCTATGGTCATTTGTTTAATCATATTCATAATATAATTACTATTATGCAATGTATATTTGCCTCTCATAAAATCGATATATCCTAAAGTATCTTTACGTCGTATCATCAAAAACTCGTATTTCTTATTTTCGGCATTACTACATAATCCGGAAAATGAGTTGCCCTCTATGCAATCTCCTACAACACCCCGATTTTCAGGATTTATTCGAAAAGCAACTACCCCGAAACTTGTTATAGGTATTTTACATTGATAGAATTGATGACCGCTTTTTCCACAATTATTGCAATAGATATCATAATTATGCATATTATTCGATGAAACTAATGTATTATAATCCTATGTTTCTATATAGTTTTTCGTATTGCGATGTTATCAGATTCTGCAATATGGGGACCTCATTTTTGGTTTGTAATACATTCTATAACACATTCTTATCCTGACATACCAAATGCTATGACTAAACGTAAATATTACGATTTTATACAAAACTTGCCTCTGTTTTTACCTAATTCGGAAATGGGAGATAGATTTAGTCGAATGCTTGATAAATACCCGGTTTCGCCATATTTAGATAATCGTGCATCGTTTATAAAATGGGGATATTTCATTCACAACAAAATAAATGTTATGCTCGGAAAAGAAGAACTCACGTTTGAAGAATCAGAAGAAGCATATGAATCAAATTATAAACCTAGACCGATTTATTTAGCCGAAAAACTCAATTTAAAGAAACATTACTTGTATTTTGCTCTTATTATAATGTGCATATTAGCTATTTATATGTATTATTGATTGGTATGAGTATTATTATTATTACGGTTGTGTACGTATTCATATAACTGTGTGTTCAAAAAACTTATCTAAAAGTAGTACCCCGCGTTTCTTATCAAAAATATTTTGATATTATATACTATTTGTTATTTACAATGAGATTTGAAATTGTCTTATTTGGTATTGCTGCTTTTTTGATGGCAAATATATACACTGATGGTGCATATGTCAAAAAACTATTAACTTGGAAGAAATATTATCAAATGGCCGGTATTGCATTTGGTGCATTTATGTTATATTGGTTGTTTCGTAAAAACCCATCGAAAGCCCAACAACTAATAACCGCGTCAAATGATTATTTAAAATATTTGCCAGTTGACAAAAATGCATCTATGGTTATATCACCTATTTTGGATTTTACTGCCAAAAAAGGATTTTCAAATAATCAGGATGTAGGATATCCTACAACTTCTATGCCACAAATACGCCCACATATGTCTCAATATGAACGTATTACACAATCTGGTAAAAAAGGGACAAAAAGGTCAGTAAGTGAGACAAAGAAAAAGTTCGTTGCGGCTAGTCAAAATTGGCATTGTGGCAAATGTGGGCGTCAATTACCAGCTTGGTTTGAAGTAGATCACAAAACAAGATTAGAATACGGTGGGAGTAATCACGTAGATAATTTAATTGCTTTATGTAGAGATTGCCACGGTGAAAAAACGGCTATGGAAAATCTATAATATTGATGATATAATTTAGTGGAATACTAGTGGATTCAGACTTCATATAACTTGTATATACCGCATATTTTTGATAAGCGGTATATAGTGGAACAGTACACCTACGAAAAATATTTTATGCACATTATATAAGTATGTCAGACACCCTATTTAAAACTCCACAGGACGTATTGGGTGAAATATTTGGGTTTGGTTCAGGTCCAAAACTTAGTCGAACAACATATCTGATAAGTATATCATTTTTTATAGCATTAATATGCATATTTATTTATGTTTTTAAAAGTGACATAACAAATATTTTATTTACACTAGGGTCTGCTTTATACGTATCTGATTCAATAAAAAGGCAATTATTGATTGATTGTATAAAAAATAATATAGGAATTATTTTAGGACCCATTTTGTTAGCTATTATTTTGTTTTACGCAACCCGTGATCCGAAAGCATTGCTCGACAATACTACTTCGTATATGCTGGTCATAGGAACTATTGTTGCGGTATGTTTTGGCATATATTCTAGTTTGCCAGATTTTTCGAAAACGCCTTATATGCCTTTTTTAATTGGGGGTATAGTATTGTCATTATTAGCTATGGTCGGATATTTTGCATCATATATAACTCCATCAGTCATATCAACTGTGAGTAATTTTATGCGAATAATTTTTTTATTGATGATAGTAATTGGTTTAGCAATTGGATATAAAATGTTTTCTGAACGAATTAAGTCATTAACTGGATGGCCCGGATTTTTCGCCAACTTTTTGTTTTATATTCCTTGTATGTTAAGTGATGGATTGGAATACTTATTACAACAATACCATATAACTCCCAATATAGTATTTATATTACTTATACTGGAACTAATATTGGCATTAGGATATGTTTATATTCCAAAAATTATTCAAAAGTCTATCCGGAAAACATCTATAATGTTGCAAAATAAACCAGTATATTTAGATAAAGAAATAAATGTAGGAAATATAGAGAACTTTTTGTTCAAACCGCTTGGCGACAAAATAATGAATATAGAAAACAAGGACCTATCGTATCGGAGAAATTATTGCATAAATATGTGGGTATTTTTGAATATACAACCATCGTCTAACTCGGCTTATGCGAATGAAACCACTATTTTCAACTACAATAACCACCCTAGAATAACACATAAAAATAAATCAGACAATAAGCGATTAAAAAATCGAAATATATACACCTTTTATTTTTCGAACACCCAAGACGGGAATACTATTGCAGATACAGAAAATACTGCTAAATATGAGCTTAGTTTGCCTGACCAAAAATGGAACTTCTTGTCATTTAATTATTTTGAATCAAAAGTAGATTTATATGTTAACGGCAATTTAGAAAGAACATTTTATTTTGCAAATAATATTCCGGACTACTCTTCAAATGATTCCGTTTTATTAGGAAGCGACGGTGGTATAACGGGAGCAATATGTAATGTTACGTATAATAAAAAACCACTAACCTCTGAACAAATTGCAACATTGTATAATACAAATTATTTAAAAAACCCTCCGGTTGATTTTAATGTTTGAACAAACATTTGTATAAAGTTTGCAATAAATATTTCTAGACACTATATATAATATGAATCCAGCGCTCATAATTTTGATAATTATTATTGTGGTTATCGTAGTATATGTTGTATATTACGTCTGGTTTTCCACTGGAACATTGATTGATTTGAATAAATCAAATGAAACTATATTGAACAAAAATATAACAAATCCGGCTGCTACATCATTCACATATGGTATGTGGGTGTATGTAAATAACTGGAGTTCTGGTGTTAAAGAAATAGTCAAGGCACAAAATGCTGGTACTACAAAGTTTAGAGTATATTTAGATTCTGCTAAACCAACTTTAAACGTTGATATTTACACTACCGCTAAAACTAAAACTGTTGTTTCCATAACTAATAATTTCCCGATACAAAGATGGGTCTATATAGTTGTAAGTGTTGAAGGATCCGTGGTAGATTGTTATTTAGACGGAAAATTAGTTAAGTCGCAGCAATTAAATTATTTACCAGATATGAGTGGACCATATGATATTTCATACGGAACATTTGACGCATATTTAACCAAGTTCTCACGTATTGCTTCTCCTACAGACCCACAATCTGTATGGACCAGCTATATGGCCGGAAATGGATTCTCGGCTACTTCTGGACCTGCATACGGGTTCAGCTTTGTACTAACAAAAGATCAAGCTCCTATCGCCAAATATCAATACCAATAAATACATTTATGGGTGCATAATATTTTTATAGTTATATAATTCGTATAACTATAAGATTCTAGAATATGGTATGCCAATTCGGCATAATAAATAAGTATTTTATTATCGTAGATAAATATATTTTATAATAAAATAATTTAGTGTGGTTATATATAACATTGTAGATATGAGTGAAGGACAACCAACTATTATTCAAAATGTATCTAATGCTGCTTCAAGTGCATATTCAACTGTTGCAGATTCTATTTCTAGTTTAAAAAATAATGTATCATCATCAATGAACGAGTATTCATCACCGACGACTTTAGGAGAAGCCAGTAATGATTTTTTACAATCAAATAGTATAATTGCCCGTATAGCATTTATATTGTTCGTTATTATTTTGTTTAATATATTACTACGTTTAGGAATGTTTTTGCTAAATTATTTTTCCAAGACAAGTTCAAACCCCTATTTGATTCAAGGATTAATTGATGGAAGTAAAGCTATATGGGTAAAACAAGATCCAATGGATGACAATTCAGTCCAGTTATTACGATCAAATAACAAACCAACCGGTATTGAATGGACCTGGTCAGTTTGGCTCTTTATAAATGCGGTTGGTTCACCATCAACGGATGGAATATCTGCCGGAACTGTAGCAAGCCGCAACAGTACAACCCATAATTATCACCATATTTTCCATAAAGGAACTAATTCATATGGTGCGGACGGAGTTTCTACATTAAATAATGGACCTGGCGTATATTTAAGTTTTAGTGAAGATCCTACGATTCATATAGTATTAGATACAGTTGTTCAAAACTCACCTGCAACTATTGACATTAATAATATTCCTCTTAAGAAATGGTTCCATTTATTGATCAGGTTGCAAAACAACAGTGTAGATGTATATATCAATGGTGTAATTAGTGCACATACTGTATTGGATAATGTACCTAAACAAAACTATTATGATGTATTTGTATGCGATGGGATATATGGTGGATTCAATGGTAGTTTATCGAATCTTCGCTACTATGCTAGTGCACTCAATATATTTTCGATTAATTCGATTGTTGCAACTGGTCCTAATTTAACTCCAAGTACATCTAGGTCGGTTGGTGCTTCAATTTCTGGTAAAACTCCTAATTATAAACCGTCTTATTTATCTAATCTGTGGTATACTTCCAGGTTATAAATGTATTATTTTGGTATCAATCTATTAGCTAGTTTATTCTAATCATATTATCTATTAGATAATATGAATTATTACGCCATATTTATAAAACAGGATAACTTGCTTCCATTAAGATACCACATTGACCAGCACCCTTATTATAAGATGCACCTCTACCTAACCTGATAAACCCTTTTTCTCCCCAAGAAGTTCCCCAAGAGTTCTTTACTGTGTAATAATCAAGTGTGCTGTCAGTTCCATATCCAACTACTAATACACCGTGGTCCAAAGAGGTTCCGCAAGTCCCAGTGAAAACGCCAGATTTGTATAGTTGAAAAGCCGTTTGGTCTGCCTCAATTGCAACAGAGACGGGTTGTTGAGCGAGTGCAGTTAACATCGCATCGTCTGAGTTAGACTTGACATCCACAAATGATTGGACTTTACTATTGCTATTTACGCTACAAGTAGTCTTGCAAGTTCCAGCAGTCTTGGTAGTTCCTGATACATAAGGATAATCTTGTTCAGAACACAATCCGCCGTTTTTCTTAATCCAGGTAAACGCATTATCCATCAGTCCACCATTGCAACCGTGATCGCGACCGCCATTTGTTAGGGTATCGCAATCAACCAATTGCTGTTCAGAAAAAGATGCTAATGTTCCATATTTCAAGAAATAGGCACCTTCCAATGCACCGGTTGTAGAAAAACTCCAACAAGAGCCACATTGTCCTTGGTCTTTAACTGGAGTAACTGCTCCAGCGGCTACCCAATCGACGGATTTAGGAACACTGATAGTTTCTTGTTGAACATAGTTGGACTCAATAGCAACGGGCTTATCGAAAGAGAGCAAATACTGGCGGAACTCGGTAGTATCCATACCGGAGAATTGGTTATGGTCGAGAGTATAAGTCAGATTTTGGGAATTGGAAACCTCGATAAAACGATCGTTGGCGACCCACTTGTGGTACACATCTAAGAAATGAGAATCATCCCGAAACTTGAAATGAAAAGTTTCTACCCATTCGTGGAAACGGTCCATAATACTTGAACTAAATACATTGGAAACAAATACTAATAGTAAAAAAACGGAAAGTTTAGACATATGTTCAACTATATACATATAAATAGAAATATTATTTATATTGTTTTTGAAAACATATTATGACTCTCTCATAGATGGTGAAATGAAAACACTGTATAACATATGTCGAAAGAGTTTATTAGTAAATAATGATTGCTAAATATATATTATATGTCGAATTATATTGTATTTACATCAAATCAAGATCTAGGTAATCCTAAGTATTTTGGAGGGATTGAATATACAAGAAGTGGACCAAGTGGGTCTATATATACATACACAGCAAACACAATTGTTTATACAATTGCAGATAATACTTTTTCTGGTGTTTCATCTATTACATCAATAACTATACCGACTACAGTTACAGCTATTGGCAATTATGTATTTCAATTTTGTGGAGGTCTAACATCTATAATCATTCCATCAAGTGTAACCAGTATTGGCGATGGTGCATTTTGGTATTGTACTGGATTACCATCAATAGATTTACCAAATAAAATTACTACTATCAATTATAAATTATTTCAGAATTGCGCAAGCTTAACATCAATAGATATACCATCCTCTGTTACAGAAATTGGACCTTTTGCATTTTACGAATGTACAAATCTAAGATCAGTAATCATCCCATCGAGTCTTACCATTATTTATGGTAATGCATTCACACGTTGTGTTAACTTAACATCAATAAATATACCAACCAGTATAACATTTATTGGCGATTATATATTTGAAGATTGCGAAAGTCTAACATCTATAACTATTCCACAAAGGATTACTGGTATTGGCCTTGGTGCATTTAGGAATTGCATCAATATGGATACTATAACACTTCCTGGTAGTATTTTGTCCATAGGATCAAGTGCTTTTCAAGGGTGTAATTCTCTGACTTCCCTTAGTATTCCAAGTCAAGTATCTATTATACCAACTTCTTTATGTCAAGATTGTAGTGAACTAATCAATGTAATTATTCCTAGCAATGTCCAATCTATAGGCAATAACGCATTTCTAGGATGTTCTTCTATCACTGTATTGTTACTTCCGTCTATATTAACTTCAATTGGGAATAATGCTTTTACTGGATGCACTGCATTCAAAACAATAAACGTCTATTCAAATATAACTACTATAGGAACTAATATATTTGACAGTACATCGAATCTAATAATGAAACTGACCGTACCAAATACAGCTGTATCATTAAGTGCAATACCAATATATACTAACACAACTACAAACTACCCAAACATTTTCATTGACATTAAATATATTAACGATACAAATACGACATACGCTATATCAGTCGTTAAAAATACTACTCAGAATACTGTATCTGACACGACTTCGGTTGTAACTTGTAATGCTATTACTCAATTGAGACGTTCTAATATTCCTACTACCGTTCCTATACGATTCGATCCAGTTAGTCCATATTCACAGTATACACAAGATCAATTAGCTATGCGCAGAAAGGCCGAAATATTACAATACAATGCAAACAAACAAAATACTAAACAAAATGGCACAACCAAAAAACAGGCATTTTCGTATTTAGCAAATAATCCACAAATATCCGCATCTACCAATTCTATAACAACCCGAAAAGTATGCGACCAAAACTTGATATCAGTTCCAACATCATCTAGTAATGTCCCTGGACCAATACAATATTTGTATATGGACCCATCTGTACCTTTATATAATTATAACGATAACCGTAATTACAATTTATTTATACAAACAGATACTCGTAAGTGGAACATATTTACTTATACGGATGTAGAATTATCTGAAACGAATGATAAAACGGTTATGTCAATTTATGTACGGAACGGGATTGAAAATAATTATACGACATTTTCATTAGTCGAACCTGTTTCGATAACGGTTTCTGGGTCAAACAATACAATAACAGACTACGATTTGGATTTTTCTAGAAATACAGTTTCTATAGCAGTTACGCAAGTCGTTTTTCAAATACATTATAATACTACTCCTATACAAACAATAACAGTAAGCAATCCTACAAATGCATCAACTACTAATAAATTATCGGTTTTGTATTTAGATACAAGTAAATCGGGTAGCAACCCTTTTTCTGCGTCTATTTTCATAGGTAATTTAGAATTAAATAACGTTGTCTTATACACGCCTCCGAACATTATTTACGATATTAATATATTGACAACAGTAGAATTAGATACTGGTAGTGAAGATTATGACGCAGACGCCTATTTTTCGAACATAACGTATACTGCAATATATAATACAACTAGTCGAGTAAATACAACTAATAATTGTGTAGCTTATTCAAACACCACAAATCAGTATGTCAATAGTATTGTAGGGCAATAATATAGTAAGATACGGTTGGTTGTTATATGATATATATCGATACATCATATGACTCTCTCCGGTTATATAGTGGTTCTTGCATCAAACTCCAATTCGTCTACGTAATTTATTGTTTTGTTATATAAATATTCAAATACTTTTATGACATTTAATACATTTTCGTAATTATCTGAAATATGATTATTACTATATGTGTGATAAATGAAATGGTCCATAATAAAATCTGGATGTTTTAAATAAATGTCGTTTTCGATATTGAAATCGGATCGAATTGTTTTTATTACACGTTCCGCGTCTGGTAATTCCAATGCAGTTTTATATAAATGTTTCAACACACTGACAATATTTCGGTATTTACATTTTGCGTCTTCTTTATATTTTAAAAACGGCGTTTTTTCTACGATATCAAAATCGGATTTAGAAGCAACATATACAGGGCAATTTGAAGAAATCATTTTGTTCCCTCTATTTATATACACTAAATAATCAGAAAACGATTTACTAAAACTAACTGTTTTAGCCAACCATTCTAAATCTTCTATCAATTGAGTTATACAATATTTATCTGAACTCAGTTGTATATATTTTATTTTGTCTATATCCAATATGAGTTTTGTATTATAGTCCATAGTTTCTGGATGATCCATATGTTATAAATATACAAAATACTTTATGTTATTGTTCGCATAAAATATTTTGTTGTGTATGATTCAATTATACTTTATATAAAATATTTAGGCATTTTGAGACAATGTCGGGTTAAGACACATTTTTTGTGAAGGATATACTTGTCCGGACATACATTTGTCGTGTTCTGATACTTCAATGCATCCGCGTCGACCTTTATATTCTCCTACTAAACACCAAGTGTTTTTTTGCTGAGAAATCGGGTTTTGTATAGGATTTTCAGTAGTATCTGGACTAGGTATTTGGGCATTTTTTTGACCTATAGTAGAATTATTTAGTGTTTTATCTAAATCGGGTTGCTGTTGCAGTGGTTGACCCTGAGTACCAGTCAAAATATTTCCTACTGAATAAAGAGTTCCTTCTGTTATATCAATTCCAGTTCGAGCTACATTACCTGCAATATTTGCACTAACATTTATTGCTGAACCCGCAACAAATCCAAAAAGGGCAAGCACTTTCATTGTCAAATTATACACCATAACCGCAATATTTCTAAAAATATTACCAATACTATCATTTAGTAGTATCAACAAAATAATAGCACACAAAATAATAATAATAGTTTTATTGCTAAAGCCGCCTACGCTATCCGTTGGAACAGATGAAGATGACGGAAGCGTTTCAGTAAAACTAGGTGAAATTGGTGGGTCAACAGAACTCATATGTACCTATATTATAGAGCCATAGAAAAATGTTCGATTATGTATACGTTTATATAATTAGTATTATTTATTAGAGTATTATAAAACAATGGGATTTTTCAATATTATCGAAACCTTTTTTTTTATTAGTTTAGGCATAACAATTATTTTAGTTGCGTTGCTAGTGTACCATTTTAAGCAACGATTGTCTTTAGTAGAACAAAAGTACGAATCATTGTTTGATATTGTTGCTGGTGTAGTAAAACAACTAAGTAATATACAATCCGCTGTTCCGCCACCCCAAAGTATTGATCAATTCGGCGGAATGTACCAACATTGGACTGGTCAAGAACATTTAGGAAATATAACAGTTTCTACTGAATATCCTGATCAAATGTTTCATACTATGAGAGAACAATATTCGTATAATAATTTGCCAGTACAGTCAGAACCCACTAAAAACAATAATAACGTAGAAGTAGACTCCGATAACTCTGATGAATCTGATGAGTCCGATGACTCCGATGATTCCATTGATAGCGAATCCGAATTGAACGACTCAGACGAAGAAAGTGAAGTAGACGAACATGATATTGATGAGAACGATTTTTCGAAAATAATTGTATCCGATGACGAACCTGCGTGTAATCAAAATAGCAGTGTGGACAGTGTGAAAATTATAAGCTTACCGGTTGGTGAAACCCAACACAATATAGAAGAACTTGACATAACTCCTATAAACTTAGATGATAGCCAGGATATAGATGATATATATGAGTCTCCTGTACAAGACGTGCAAATTGATTATTCACTAACAACAGACCAAGAAGAAACCCCTATAGTAGTTCGAAAAGTAGATGATATTAAAAATGAACCGACCGAACCTGCATTTGTTATAGAAAGATCATCAGCAAAAGATCTATACAAAAAAATGTCATTAAGTAATTTGAAAGCAACCGTTATTTCTAAAGGGTTATGTAGCGATCCCAGCAAAATGAAAAAAAATGAGTTGTTAAAATTATTGGAAGATGAATAAACAAATAAACGACCAATAAAATATAATATAGAGTGAATAATATATTTGTGGAATATATATTATTGAATATGTTTAGCAATGGCGTTGAATTAGCAACTGCATATCCTCCTATTGTAGATAGACCTAAATCAATATACGGATATCAAACTCATAATCTCTATAAAGATTATCCACCAATGATGGCGGACGGTCGTGTTATCTCTGCATCGTGGCAACCAGAAGCGGTCATAAACAATAACTTAGTAAAAATGGTCGGGGTCACATCAAATTGGCAATACAGACAGTATTTAACACGTAATGCAAATGGTATAATGAAGCAAAACTTGGCAGAAACAATGAATGATATTGGATATATTGCACGTTATGCACAAGCTCCCGAAACTCCTTATACATCTCCCTATACATACAAGTCTTATTTAGATAAAACAAATGTCCTTGGATATGAACAAAGTGATTTAAAAGATTTATATTTCTCTAAAGAAGAACTAAATGCACGTACCGTTGCACCAGCAATTACACAAGAACAATTGATTTCAAGCAGTAAGTTTATGTAGACCGATATTGTGTTATCATATAGAATGTTGTATGTCTATATGATTATATGAGTATGTATTACTAAAGACTACAAGACTAATATTCATCTTGAGAACCTTCAATATTTTCGATACTTTGACCAATTTCTGAAGTAGATATCTTGTCATTATCGACGTCGTTGTATTGTACTTTATTTTTCAAATAAGCCGAAAAGAAAATATTGTTTTCCGTATTTGCAATGCTATAAACTTCATTGACCTTGCATCCCATAAACAAAACATTTGTCAAAAATGCAGTTATAGTTTTATTGTCTAAATAATTTGCATATATAACAACCGCACTTAAAATCGTATTAAATACATATACAGCTATAGCACAACATCCAATTTGTTGATAGATTTTATCAATATTGAGAATGTTCTCCCGTTTAATATCAGGTAATGCGCGAAGATGAATTGCAACACTAACTGCATCAGTTGGTTTACTATTATTTACGTCTAAATAAGTAATTAGTCGGTTTTCTCGTTTTATTTCGACTAAATATAATAATGAAAAACTTATTAATGTCATTAGATTGAGAATATAAATAACATAATAAGCTCCATCGGAATATAGGTTCTCCGTAATTCCGCAAACGTGATCGCCACATTTTTGTGGAACAAACGAGAGTAATAGAGAACCCATTAATATTCTATAAAACTCCATACAAACTGTTAATAATACGGTTATTTTTTGTATAGTATCTTGGTCATTTATTTTTGAACGAAAGTATTCATTTATTTGGTGTTTTAGTTCTCCAAAATCTGGTAGGTGGGGTAGTTGTGGTAATTGATATTTAGGAACCACTGGCTGGTCTGTGTTGTTTTGTAATATATCCATTTCAATCTGTATTTCTTCGATTTCTTCGGTTTCTGAAGTTTCTGAAGTTTCTTCGTTTTGAACAATTGGTTCGTCTGGTTCTCCTTCTGGAGAACTATGTGTCTCGGTATCAACGGCTTCCATCCATCAATATATATATTCATTAACAAAACCTAATAAACATAATTTTTTATGCACTATTACTCTACGTAATAACAAAAATGCAAAAACTAATTAGTTTTGATATTGGTATAAAAAATATGGCATTTTGTCTGTTTGATATGTCCAATACCCACTCTCGTGAGGTTGCCCTAACTCCTGCTATACAAAAATGGGATGTATTAAACTTGATGGACGTCGTTGAAAATACGCAGCAATTATGTACTTGTAGTTTAAAAGGAAAACCTGCAAAAAAACGTCCGGTCCCAAGTTCTCCTAAACTATGTTGTAAAAAGGCTAAATATGAAAAAAATGGGCAATACTATTGCGAAAAGCACGCCAATGAACACACTGAGTTCATAATACCTCAAAAAGAACATAGTCCTCCGGCTTTGCGAAAAATGAAAGCCGAAGAATTGTTGGTCATTTCAGAAAATTATTTTGTATTTGCAAAAAAAAATACTGGAACTTTAGACGCATTTTGTTTGCGTAGTAATAGTGGAGAACCTGAAGAAAAAATACCTACAACCAAAAAAGGGTTGCTAGAAAAAGTATTGACGTTTTTAGAAGAAAAATGTTTCCGGGTTCTCCAAGTCCCTAAAAAGAAAACCGCGAATGAAACCGATCTTATTTCAATCGGTCGCAATATGACTAAACTATTGGATGAAATGCCAGAAATAACGGATGGAACTATAACACACGTTATTTTGGAGAACCAGATATCTACTATAGCAAATCGTATGAAAACCATACAAGGTATGTTGGCGCAATATTTTATTATGCGAGGTCGCCCAGATATTGTTATAGAGTTCGTTTCTTCTTCCAATAAACTCAAAGATTTCGTTGCGGAGAAAAACACTACATACAAACAACATAAAAAAGATGGTATAGCAATATGCAGCCGATTTTTAGAGAACAACTCCGGATGGACAGGTTGGGCAAGTGTATTGCAGACTACTAAGCGCGATGATTTAGCCGATTCTTTTTTACAGGGCATTTGGTATTTGAAACGCGGAAATATAATTAGTTATGCGGAGAACTTAAAAATAAATATTGTATGATTATCATAAATAACTATGGAGGAAATTAATCTAGGATTAAGCGATTTAGAACCAATCGCGCTCAATTTCAATGATGGACCGTCCTCGTTTGGAGAACCTCCTTCTGTCAATTTTGGATCGGGTATTGAATTATTGATGAATGATAAAAAACGGTCCAATTCTAGTGGAAATATCAACATAGATTTAGGCGATTTGGATAAATTGGAAAACGAATTGAACGATTTATCGGGGGCCAATAATGTTCAAGGTTCTTCCGGTGGATTGTTTAGCGATAACAAGGTTTTGAGTGGTTTAGGCAATATGTTTGGATTCAATAAATCTGAACCAGTTGCGTCATTATCATCATCCTATAGTGGCAATGGTCTGAGTTCTAATTTGGGTTCAGCAACCGCAGAAACGGTGGGCAATACCAGCACTTGGGATGGGTTCTCCAAAATGAATGATATTCCTACAGAATATTCATCATCGAACCGTATGTCTGACCGTGAAAAACGCAGAAAGAAGCGTCTTATGATTAAGAAATTGGATGAATGGTATGAAAAGGGTTTACTAAAAAATAGTACGCGTTATACAATGGATTCTAGTTATGAAGAGGTGGAAGATGAATATGAGACTGCATTAGAGGATAAACGTAAAAAAGACAGCACTAAGTTGATGGGATGGTGGTTAATGACTGGTATTAATTCGATTGAATATGCAAATGCGGCATTTGATCCATTTGGAATCAATTTAGACGGATGGGCAGAACAAGTTAGTGAAGATATTGAGAGTTATGACGAAATATTTACGGAATTGCACGAGAAATATAAGGGTGGTAAAATGGCGCCCGAATTATCTCTATTACTCAGACTGGGATTTTCCGCGGCGGTTGTCAATTTCACTAACAAAGCGCTTTCTTCGGCCACCCCGGGTTTCAATGATGTCATTAAACAAAGTCCCGAATTAATGAAAATGTTTACTGATGCAACTGTCAGTAGTATGAGCCAAAGTTCTCCCGGATTTGCTATGGCAAATAATATGATGAAGGACAAACAGGCTACTACGCCTCGTGGTCCACCACCGCCTCCACCAGTGGAGACGAAAAATCAGGGTCCTATGCCCGGGAGAGGAATGCAATATACGGAACGCCCTTCAAATAGACCGGATATATCAGCGAGCCGGGGGGCAATGTTTAGAGAAGAAAGTGTGGATATAGGTGGAAATTATTCGTCAGTAAACGATCTGCCAAGATCCGTTCCTCCTACAAGACCAGAGATGCGCGGTCCCCAAAATACGGATATAGATAATATTTTAGCCGGATTGAAAACACGGACTGTAGATATTCACGCGCCAGCGGCTTCGGCTTCGGCTTCGGCTTCGGCCTTAGCCGAAGATGACAGTATGATTAGTATAACATCTTTGCGTGATGCTCAGAATGGAAATCTTCCAAAACGTACTAATCGTCGTAAACAACGGTCAGACAAAAACATTATTTCATTGGATATTTAGGTGAAATATCAACATATAAAAAATAAACAATCGGTTATTTTTTATACAAACATATTCATTGTGAAATACCGCATATTTCTGATATAGCACACTTAAGCACTGATTCTGAACCAGTCAGTCGATTAAACGTATTTGCTAGTTTTTTGTCCCCGGGTTTATTGTGTAATATACACAACAACTCCACTAGTTTTTCACGGGTATCGTATTCATCTAAATTATAGGCAACTTTAGGGATAATATCTGGTATAGAATGGATTACGGAAACTGATGGCGTATCACCAGTTCTGCGCTTTTTTGGGATATCCGTGTCATAGAAACCATTTTCGGTTTTCATTTTCGCGAAATATTTGTCTGTTATGTGCAATATATTCCATCGAATAAGATCGTGAAAGGGACGATCGTCTGACGTGGTTTTTGCTTTATCACTATTCAAATAAATGTCGCTATTGCGGTCATACATTATTGCACCGCGAAATGCCGCATATCGGGTTCTATGGCTACTCCATTTTGTCCATTTTAGACGCAATTTTTCGGGATTTGTTTTAATAATTCCACCGCCTTCTACTATGCGATAAGTGTCATATCCCATTTTACTATTGATATTTCGACTATCGGTAGAGCAATAGATAGTTATATTTGACCTAAATATATAATTGGATTGAATAGAAGTTATTTTGTCGGGTTTTAAAATACTGGCGTCTTTTCTGAAAACATCTTTGCCGTTTGATGGTTCGCTCTCGTACCAAATACCGTCTTTTTCGTATAAGACGCGGAGTTTTTTTGTTGCCATCGATTCGTAAATATGAAGTACCGCGGTTTCTTTATAATTTTCTAAATCCGAGCTGGGTACGATTTGTTTTTTGGCAATTAGTTCGCCGTCTTTATAGACAATGAAATAAATTGGGCAAGTTTCGTCGATTTTTATGTATTTTCGACATAGGCGTTTGTATAATCCGTCTGCCTTTATCTGGCATTCATCTAGGTCGTTATGTTCTTCTCCATCGGGGTTATACGATACATCTATAATACTTTCGGCAACCTCCTGTGTCCTATATGGCTCGGTAATATTTTCACAAATAAGTTCAGTTCCAGTATAATAGTTTGGATCCAATTGAAAATCCGTGTTCCCCCTAAAATATTCTACCGCATCGACTATAGAGTTTTTTTCTATAGATTTATCCACGTCCCATACGGACATTTCGGTAGGACCACTATTGGTTTTCGTTTTATATGTTATTTTTCTGGCGAGCAGCATATTTTTCAATTTCCCACCGATTCCATATTCACTATATCCAGTGCTTTCTTTAGAAGGATGGTGAAATAATTTGAACATTTCTTTGGATTTCATATTATGTATTCCAGTGAACCCCGATGCCATATCACGCACTTTCGCACATACTAATGTATTATCCACGATATAATTAACGATTTCAATTTTGCTTTTTACATCGGGGTCGATTTTTTTGGCTAACCGAATCGCCTCTTGTGCATTTGCAATCTGTTCGCTATATACATCTTCTAATGGGGAGTTAGATTTTCGCTCGGCACCTACATATCCACATACATCTATATCAATATTCGATATATCGGCCATTTATTGGTGTTATTATATTTCGCGTTGATACATATATTATAGAGTAATCTTTAAGCATATTTCCAAAAAAAATAGTTTTGCTATATATAAAATTGAAACCCCGGGAACTAGTATTGTTATAGACATAATTATATGCAATATTACTATACACAATGTCCGCAAATAAGCAAGAAACCTCAGATATGTCTGAAGACAGAAGACAACAAACCTATGAAGTGGAGGTTATGCTATCAGTGAAACGCCTTATTGAAACGATGCCCGATATTAGACAAACGCCCGACTATTTAGATATACTGAATCGGGTGAAAAAATATTTACACAAACATTGCAAACATAATGTTGTCCACGATTTAATTGATATAGATCCTGATAGAAGCCAAGAAATCTCCTATTGCACAATTTGCGAAAGTACTTTATAGATACTCTACGATTATATATATAATGGAAAAGGCGGGCCTCAATAATATTCTAAAAATCACTGTATATTCATCATTATTCGTTCAAATTATAACAGGTATTACAGGCATAGGATTTCATTTTTTGCCAGTTCCAGGAGAACTATTAATTGTAAAAAAAATGTTAGGCTTGGAAATACTAGTTCAATTGATTGAAGGCGCATTTTATGTATGGTTTGCGTCTATTTTTTCTTTTGTTAAAAATGTTACCCCGAATAGATACTATGATTGGGCTATAACAACACCTACAATGTTATTTACTTTCTGTTTGTATTTGGATTATTTAGGAGAACGTGAAAAAACTAAGGAAAATCGTGAACCGCTAATAGAAAAACCCGGGGCTGAGAATAGTGTTCCGGAAAGACCATCTGTAAAAAATACCACTATTATAGAATATTTCAAACAAAACTGGGGAGTATTGCTACCGATATTCGTTTTGAATTGGATGATGTTGATTTTCGGATATTTAGGCGAAATAGGAGAACTAGATACGAAACTTGCAGTTTTGTGCGGATTTTTACCTTTTCTAACTTATTTTGTAATAATCTATGACAAGTTTGCTAAATATTCGTCGTTTAATGGAAAAATCTTGTATTGGATTTTTTTCGCAATATGGTCATTATATGGATTGGCTGCATTGGGTTCATATTACTGGAAAAACATTGCATACAATATACTTGATTTATTAGCCAAAAACTTTTTCGGTATAGTATTAGCATACACGGTGTATATAGGTGTCTACAAATAGTATAACATACCCGGGGTCGCAAGTTCGCAAATATTATTTGAGTATAATTGACTACTCAAATAATATTCTTCATAAAAACACTAGCAAATAATAATGGTCATTTAGTAGCCAATGGTGGAATCAGTTCCAGAGATATTTCCGCCCCGGGTAGATAATAATCGCGCATCTTCTTTGCTTAAACATAATGGGCCTAAAGACTTGGAATATCCACTACCTTGGCCAAAACATTGTGGACCAGATGGGGTGCTTCCATATCGATCTAATACTTGAGAATCTCCGAAAGGAGCTGGTTGCAAAGAAAATCCTTCTACTTTTTTGGGTTCCTCAGAATCACCGGATGCCGTTTTTTTAGTAGTGTCATTTTCCGATTTTTTTCCCATAGAAGAAATTGCATTATTGAATTCAGATGGAGACAAAGGATTTGGTAATTTTACATTTTGATTAACATAATCTTGAAATGATTTATCGGACTCTGTATTACTTGAATCTTGGTTATCCATACCCTCGTATTTATACATATGACTAAACAATGTATCTCTGGAATATGGTACAACTGTATCAGATGATGTTATGGCAAAAATAGCTACAACTAATATGACAATTAATATGATATGAATACTTTTAAGCTTCATTATATAAATAATTCATAGATAAAAAATAGTCGTAATATTATTGCTAAAAGGGTGATAATATTTCTTGTAAATTATTTGTTTCATTTATAGATTCATCATCTATTTCATTTTCCGTTTCATCTATAAAATCAATTGTTTTAGAAACTGATATAGATGTTCTCCATTTTTCCATTTTGTTTCGCAAATCTTTGAATTGATCTGTATACATAAGGATATAAAACACTACAAACAATATTGTGAAAATACCAATTGCTATAAAATGTGTTTTTGCAGAAGCAGTCAGTATAGAGATAGGTTCCTTAGAAGACATAGAATATATATATTGGTTATTATTATATAATACTTCTTAAAACATATAAAAAAACGCTTAAATACTATATATTACTATGAACGCCGAGGATAAGCTAAACCTTAAAAATCTATTGGATAATTCTGATTGTGAAAACAATACAGAGAATATCCGCAAATTGAAACATAGTATTCGTATTCGCGATGATATACGTACGTTGGAATTATTGAAACGCAATGAGAAGCCATTGATGGCAATGGATCCTGCTGGTTTTTTAGATCTATGTCAGTCTAAAGCACTATTTTTGTTTTCGAATTATACGGATATATTTAACAAAGTGTTAAAGGATGAATTGGATTTGGATATTATGTCTAAAGTTCTCCACATATTAAAATTAATTGAAGACGGACAAGTAGACCAACACGAGGGGTCTGTTTTAGTAGGTAAATTGCTAAAGGAATTGTATGTGGATTCTGCATTGCGTAGAGGTGAAAACTTGGACAAAGAATACGCGGCCCAAAAAGTGGAGCCAAATGTGGGTAAAAACATATCTTGGAAGGAATATAAACAACTCGATTTTATGAAACCGGCAATTTCTAAATAATGGACTACATCGCAGACACTATGCTTCGTGTAAAGTCATACGCATTGTATTTAATGCCGGTTCATTTTTAAGTACTGATTTTTGTTGGGACTTATTTAGGCATTCTTCTATCATTTTCATAGTTTTTGTATATTTAGGATGAATGGCGTGTTTCTGTACAAATCGTATATAAGCATCCACATTTTGTTGTGTTTTTTGGAAATTGAATGAACCGCGATTATGAATCATAGTCCATTCTGCAAAATCATTGGCGAAAAATAATAATACGGATTTAACGACGTAATAGGAGAACAGGGGAGTTTCTTCCTTGTATATTTTCGACACTTTTTCATTGGACCCAATAATATCTTCATATATCAATCCATTATGTTTCAATACTTTAGCACATTGTAATAGTGAAAATGTTATTTCATATATCAATTTGTCTTTTATTTTTGATACGAAGTTGTCTACGTTCTCCCATTTAGGCGAATGAATCATTTCGAAATGTACCAAAAAACAAATATGAATGATTTCAGCCCAAATCTCAGCATAACTTTCATATAACTTAACATCGCCATTTATACCGAATATTTGGTGTATTTTTTCATTGGCTAATGTGTTCTCCATTGTTGAAAAATCGAGTCCATATGAATGAAATGTTTCGTGAATGAATACTTTGAACCATTCTTCTTCTCTATATAAATGTATTTCTGTATTGGATGTACACGACGTAGTGAATGCAGTGTTTGCGTGGGTTCTCCCCAATGCAGTATTTGGATCTGCCGGCAATTGTTTTTTCTCGTGGGTTAAATAAATATATACATTGAGTGTTGTAACGCACGTAGTGCTTGCAAATTGTGATATAATAGTTAGCCATATGTATATTTTTTTTAAATAATCATTCCATTTTTTGGCAGAATATGATTTATGTGCATCTGCGAAAAAAGAAACGAAAATGTCGCGACCGCCAATATTCATTTTGAATGTTTTTTGTTGGATAAGAGTTGTTTCAATAATTCGTATAAAGTTCTCCGGAATATCATTATATAATTGTCCTTTAGGCATATTTTCTATTTCGGATACGGTCGTGTAGTTATTATTATGCCATTCAATATGTGCATTACGTATCAATTCGTGGATGTTTTGAAATATACTTGATTGGGAAGACGAGAACTTGAACGTTTTTGCAATTTCATTGTATGGTTCTCTGCAATTGTGGTCAATGAATGATTTTAATTGACTAGTTATTAGTTTCATTATTATATATTAGAGTGGGATAAAAAATATTGAACCTTTATCTAGAGTGAAACTGTCGAACCATTCCAACCATTAGAATAAAATTGAATAAAAACTTAGAAACAATGTGTGTTCTAAACTATACAATATAACAATTACTTTAGCAAAAACAAAAAATGGGTATTCATAATTTAAACAAGTTCTTGATGGAAAAATGCAAAAAATCAAATATACGGAAAACACATTTATCGGAATTATCGGGCAAGACTATTGCGATTGATACGAGTATTTATTTATACAAGTTTATGGCTGATAATACATTAACCGAACATTTCTATTTGATGATTTCGTTATTTAGGAATTACAATATTGTTCCTATATTTGTTTTCGACGGAAAACCGCCGAAAGAAAAGCGCGAATTGTTATTGAAACGCCGGAAACATAGAAAAGAATCGGAGGAGCAATATAATAAACTTAAGGAAGAATATGATGCACTCAATGATAGTTCTGATGAAAAAGTTGAATTGAGGAAAGAATTGGATTTATTGAAACGTGAATCGACAAGTATTTCCTATGACAATTTAGCAACAACAAAAGCATTAATAAGTGCATATGGCGCAAAATATGAACAAGCTGATGGAGAGGCTGACGTATTATGTGTTCAATTGGTGAAATTGGGAAAAGCTTGGGGATGTATGAGTGATGATATGGATATGTTTGTCTATGGATGTAATAGGGTATTTAGGCATTTAAGTTTAGTAAATCATAATGTAATAGCATATGATTTTTCGGCAATGTTGGACGATTTGGGAATGGATATACAGACATTTAGAGAAATCGCGGTTTTATCTGGTACGGATTATAATTGCGATAGTCAAACATCTTTAAGTGAATTGTTTGAATTGTATGAAAAATACAAACAATCAGGTGAGACCACCGGATTCTATAATTGGGTATTGCACAATACGGATTGTACATCGGAGTGTATAACTGATTATGCAATTTTGGTATCTATTGTAAAGATGTTTGATATAGCCAATTATACGGATAATAGTTATATATTGGAGAACATAGAACAAGTGTCGTTTGGAGAAATAGATATACCTGCTTTGCAATCTATTTTAGAAAAAGACGGATTTGTCTTTATACAATAAAATGGGTATAATGAATATTACAAAAATAATATGATATTATTATATGAACGATAACAATATACAAATTTTAGGCGAAGGATCTTATACTGATGTTTTTATGCCACCAATAAAATGTGATATAGATATACCTATTAACTCAGTTGGAAAAATAGGTGATTATGAAGTATTGAAAAGAGAATATGAATTTATTTTTGAATATATTAAACATAGTCCAAGTTTTTCAGAATTGGTAAATAAAAATAATACTATGTTATGTAAAATTGACTATGATCGTGTACCAGAAAATATGAAAAAACAACTGATGACTAAAGATAATCCAGAATACGAATTAATTATGCCATATTTAGGTAAAACTTTTGATAATTATATAGATGTTTATGAAAATATTTGTAAAGATAGTTCTGTGTCTGTTTCTGAAATAATAACTGTCGGTACTTTTATTAAATATATTAAAGCCATAAATGTTTTATTTCATGAAGTAATAAGATTAAATGATAACAATATATACCACAATGATATTAAACCAAATAATATAATATATAATGAAGATGCAAATACTTTATTACTTATAGATTTTAACCTTTCAATAATAAAAAATATACCAAGTTATTATTATACAAATATAAAAGTTAATCAAAAATACAGAGACTTGTATTACATAGTTAAATTAGTATTATTAAATGTCATATTGATAGGTCTATCTAATAAATATATATACGATAATTTCATAGAAATTTATAAAGAAATAAAAACATATTTGTTAACTGTTATTATTCCAATGGACCGCTTTGTTGTAAAAATAACACCTAAAATTATTGATACTGCTAAAAATAAGTTTATTGAATTTATGGAAAACATTATGCAGATAATTGACGGAATGGACGAGGCCTATCCAACCGAAATAAATGAAAATAAAAAATACTGTAAAATTGATAATGATATTAAAATACCATATGATTTACAAAGAGAATATGCTTCTGTGTGGAATGAAAATGAGAAATCACAAACTTTAGAAAAAGAACTTATGCGTTCAGAAGATATAAAACCAAATGAGTCACATAGCAGAAAAGATAGCAGAAAAGATAGCAGAAAAGATAGCAGAAAAGATAGCAGAAAAGATAGCAGAAAAGATAGCAGAAAAGATACAAAAAACAAAGGAGGCACAAAGCGGAGAAGATACAAAAAGAATAAAACACAAAAGTCAAATAGAAAGGGAAAACAAAACTACAAAAAACAATAAACAATGTGGGTTTATGATTATTTTATTATTAAGGAAAATAATTTTTAACGACTGTTTTATTAGTATAGCTCGATTTGATTTGAAATAAAAAAAGGGTGGGTTTCCCCTTTTTTTATTTTTATAGTTATTTAGGAATAATATTGTTTATAGTTTTTATAATTATTTAGGAATATATTATTTTTGTTTATACGTTTTCATATCCAATATTGAGTTCTTCCATCGTCATAGGACCGTTGTCAGTTGATTCATCCAATGAGTTATTACCCAAATCGCCAGATTCGCATCTGGCTGCCATCAAATCAAACTCCAAGTTTTGAACTTTTTGCAAGTTATAGTCGCATACATTTTGCAAATCCTTGACGTATCGTTCAAGTTCTGCAATTTTAGCGTCTTTCTCTGCAAGTTGTTTTTCTAGGCGTTTGTAGTTGTCGACCAGCTGATGGATGTTCATTTTCTCAGCATCAAGAGCGGATACTTCGGCAATAGGTGCTCTATTCATTTTGAGCGTAATAAAGCGTTCGAATCCGCGATTGGTTGAGCTATAGAATGATTCGTATTGATTTGGTCCATATAGACGATGTTCTTCCCCGGCTGCCAATTTCATTCGGAGTCTTTCGGCAAATGGAAACCATTGGTCGAAATGCACAAATGCGCATCTCACGTGAGCTCCGTGGTGATGCGGTCTTGTTGCGATATCGACACGCTTGACTTTTCCTAAAGGAAATTGGAGTTCAAAGAAATGTTTGAGATAGACTTCATTGGATACGTTATAACCATTGAGCATCAAATCCTCCGGTAAATTGGGGATATAGATACTTTTAAAATCAATTGTCTCAGTTATATTGATTCCTCTGTACATAATTTGTTCTGATGATTGAGTTGCTGACATTCTTGTAGTTGAGATTTGTATAATATAGTGAATAGCTTTTAAATACGTTTGTGAAATAATAATGGTAGTTCAAATGATGCTCATATATAAATTATAAAAAATGTATTTCAATTTTCTGGTTGTCGTTGAAAGCGACGACCAGAAAACAACAAAATGGGTAGGGCGTCTATAGACGCCCGCTCCATTCTTGCAATTTTCTGTTGGATGATTTTATCATCCAACAGAAAAACAACAATCTGACAATGTGCGTCTAAAGACGCACCGGGTCGGAATTGCAATTTTCTGCAAACCACCTTTGGCGGTTTGCAGAAAGTACCAAGTCGTATGAGGCACCTAACGGTGCCAAAAACGACCTTGCAATTTTCTGATCGTCGTTGAAAACGACGACCAGAAAAACAACAATCCTACGCAAAAATAAAAATGAACTACTACATACAATATTTTTACAAACCAAACTAAACCAACCCAAATAACACAAGTACATATACAAACATATTACACTAAGTCATCACCTACCGGGTCGCTCGTTGACCGAATAATATCTAACATCCGGGGGGTCGAATAGTTGTCTTGGGTTCCGCTAGAAATATTGTGGTTTAGTATGTCTTCTTCGTCTTCTACTGACACATCATTATAATCCCCCGGTAAGCAACAATCTTCTTCTCCAAATGTAAATGGCGAAATTGGAGTCAATGCTGCGGTTATTCCAGATGTATTCAATGTATAGATTTCGTCATCGTTGATACCAGTCGGAGTGTTATTGCGCTTGAGTCGCGGAATTGCAGGAGCTTGAAAATTATCAATATTAGTAGGTGTATAAACATTTTGGGTTCCTTGAGTTCGTTGTCTAGCAAGTGTATATAAATGTCCATTATAGGCGTCAAAACTCCGGCGGGCAATATACAAATCATCCATAAGTGATGCTAAGAACCTATTTTCAG